AAAGCTAAAGGAACTGCTATGTTAATGTCAGGTAATCCAATGGGCTTTTTAGGTTTTATGGCTAGTGGTGGATCAGTATCAAAAGGTGAGCCACTTGTTGTTGGTGAACAAGGTGCTGAATTATTTGTTCCTAATCAATCAGGCCAAATACAACAATCAGCAAGAGGAACAGGCGGTGGAGCAGTTAATGTAAACTTTAATATTAATACGATTGACTCTAGAGGTTTCCAAGAAACATTAGTAGAAAACAGAGGTGTTATTACATCAATTATTAATGACGCTTTAAATGAAAAAGGTAGGAGTGATTTAGTATAATGGCTGGTGCATTTCCAATATCAAGTTCTAGTTTTGAAACGATGGGCATTAGGTCTAATCAAGACACTTTATTATCTAAAAGTATATCAGGAAAAAAGCTAGTAAGACAAATTGGAAATCAAAGGTTTTCTTTTACATCAAAAATTATTACAAGTACAAGATCAGCAGTTTATGGTGAATTAATGGCTTTTATAATGCGTCAAAGATCAAGAAAAGAAAATTTTACTATTATTCCACCTGAGTTAAAAAATGCTAAAGGAAATGAAACAGGAACAATTTCAGTTAATGGTAATCACGCAGTAGGTGATACAACGATAGCTTTAGATGGATTTGCTGGTGATGGTGCTGGTAGATTTAAAGCTGGAGATTTTATTAAGTTCGCAAGTCATACTAAAGTTTATATGATTGTCGAAGATGTAACAAGTTCAAGTAATGCTTCAACAGTCACTATTGAGCCACCTTTGATAGAAACATTAGCAAATGATTCAGTTGTAACTTACAACAATGTTCCTTTCACTGTACACCTTGTTAATGATATTCAAGAATTTGGTACGATAGGTGCAGATAAAGATGGTGCAGTTTTGTATAAATTTGAGTTGGACGTTGAAGAAACTTTATAATGGCTAAAAAGTATCTGATTAAGCATTGGGTCAATGCAGATTTTATATTGGAAAAAGTTGTTAATGAAGATGAAATAGACATAAAAACCAACGATATGAAAAACTACAAATACCCTGATGGAACTTTTTCTGCAGTTATGATACAAGGAAGTGAAAACATAAAACGAACATCATACGAGGAATATGACGAGAGCATTAACATCAGCGATAAAGACAGAACTAGCAACAAATAATATTGCACCTGTTCATTTAATTACCATAGGATTTGGTACGCCTATTAATATCACAGATAATGGTTTCGATTTAACTTCATCAGTATCAGGAAGTAGTGTTACATATGCTTCAAGTGCATTTTTACTTAACACACCTGTTTTCTCAGAAGAAACAGACTTAACTAAATCTACATTAAATATTATTCTTTCTGGAGCAGATCAAACTTTTATATCTACTTGTTTAAACGAAAATGTAGTTAATGATCAAGTAACTATTTTTAGAGGTTTGTTAAATTCTTCTAATGCATTAGTAGCTGATCCCTTTTTACTTTATAAAGGTTCAATAGATACTTTTACAGTTAATGAAACTGAAAAAGATAGTACAGTACAATTAAATTTAGTTTCTCATTGGGCAGACTTTGAAAAGACATCAGGAAGAAAAACCAACAACAACTCACAACAAAGATTTTTTAGTACAGATGTAGGAATGGATTTTTCAAGTCAAACTGTATTAGATTTAAAATGGGGTAGATCGTAATGCAAGATATAATAAGTCTATTCAGAAAATTTAACAATTACTCAACATATTCAAATTATGAATTATCTAATTATTTATCTCCTAGTATAAAACTCAATCAATATAAAAAACATTATAATGAAAACAATTTAATTGGTTTTACTAATTGGGCTTTATTATCTTATAAAGCTGAAAATAAAATATTATCTTCAGAACCTTTAAATGATGAAGATTGGAATAGTGGAAATAATCTATGGCATATAGAAACTGTGTCTTTAACAAATGTTAAAAAGATAATATCTTGGTCAAAAAACAATCTAGCAAGTACATATGGTATTAATAGACTTGTTAAATGGATTAGAGTTAATAATAATAAAATAAGAACAATTAAAAAAGTTTATTCAAAGGATAGTTGGTTATGGGCGGAATAATAAGAAAAGCAAAAAAAGTTGCAAAAGTATTTAATGTATTTTCTAATCCTAAACTTGCAATTTTTACGATCGCCGCAACTTGGTTGTTTTCTAGTTTATTAAGAAAACCTGATGTACCTGATTTTGGAACTTCTGATTTTGATGATTTTGAAAAAGGTACTTTAATAAATAAACAATCTAATGACGCTTCAATTCCTGTTGTTTATGGAACACGTATGTTAGGTGGCGTTAGGGTTTTTGTAGAAACAAGTGGAACTGATAATGTTTATTTATATATTGCGTTAGTTTTAAGTGAGGGTGAAATTAGCGATATTACTGAAATTAGAATAGATGATAAAGTTGTATCGTGGGCAAGTGATTTAGCAGATAATACAACAGTTGAAGTAAATAGTTCAGATGGTAATTTTTATAAAGGAGAAAGTTTAATTAGAGTAGAACCTCATTTTGGAACAGACGGACAATCAGCTTCAACATTATTATCTACTTTATCTTCTTGGGGAAGTAACCATAAATTATCAGGTATATCTTATCTTGCTTTAAGGTTTAAATGGAATCAAGATGTTTTTAGCGGTATTCCTAAAATTCAAGCAGTAGTACAAGGTAAAAAAGTTGTTGCTTATAATTCTTCATTAATTGCACAAACAGCTTCACACTCTACAAACCCAGCTTGGTGCTTATTAGATTTTTTAACAAATGAAAGATATGGAAAAGGATTAGCAATAACAGATATTGATCTACAAAGTTTCTATGTCGCTTCACAAGTTTGTATTACACAAGTAACACCTTATAGCGGTGGTAGTGATATAAATATATTTGATACAAATACAGTTTTAGATACATCAAGAAAAGTAATAGACAATGTAAGAGAATTAATAAAAGGTTGTCGAGGTTATTTACCTTTTGTTCAAGGTAAGTATAAATTAATAATAGAAACAACAGGGTCAGGCTCTATAACTTTAAATGAAGATAATATTATTGGTGGTTATAGTTTACAAAGTCCTAATAAAAATAATAAATATAATAGAGTTATAGTATCTTTTGTAAACCCTGATCGTAACTATCAAATAGATGAACGATCCTTTCCACCTATTGATGACTCAGGATTACCAAGTGCTGATCAACACACAACAATGAAAAATATTGATGGTGGATTTTTGTTAGAGGGAAAATTTGATTTTCGTACATTAACTAGCCCCTATCAAGCTGAGGAAATGGCAGAAATTATTTTAAGAAGATCAAGAAGTGCTTTAGGTTTATCAATTAATGCTTCTTTTGACGCTTATGATTTGGCCATAGGTGATATTGTAAATATTACACATAGTTCTTTAGGCTTTTCTTCTAAACCATTTAGAGTTCTTTCAATAACTTTCAATGATGATTTTACTATTAGTTTAAGTTTAAGTGAACACCAAGATTCTCATTATAGCTTTGCTACTAAAACACAAGCACCAACAATACCTACCACAAATTTACCAAACCCTTTTACAATACAACCACCAGCAAATGTAACACTTTCAGATGAAATGATTGAATATGCAGATGGTGTAGTATTGACTAGATTAAATATCGCAATTACATCAAGCCCTGATTCATTCGTTCAATTCTATCAAGTTGAAGCTAAGAAAACATCTGAAACAAATTTTAAAATTATATCTAATGGTTCAGAATTAAATCACGAATTTTTAAACGTAATTGATGGTGCTAATTATACAGTGAGGGTAAAAGCAGTTAATGCTTTTGGTGTAAGTTCTACTTTTACTTCTGCAACTCACGATGTCATTGGTGCAACAGAAACACCAGCAGATGTAACAGATTTATCAGTAAGTCTAGTTGGTTCAAATCAAATGGAATTATCTTGGACTCCTGTTGCGGACTTAGATATAAGTTGGTATGAGATTAGGTTTCAAGATATATTAAATGGTGCAACTTGGAATGAAAGTACACCTTTAGCAAAAGTTGTAAGAAGAAAATCTAATTCTGCTGTTATTAATGCACAGATAGGAACTTTTCTTATTAAAGCAGTTGATAAATTAGGAAATAGTAGTGCTAATGCTTCTATTGTTTCGACTAATATATCAGGTCTGCAAAGTTTTATTAACACACAAACATTTAGTGAATAATGGCAAATTTTTTAGGTACAAGAGGAAATAGAGTAGCTTTATCAAAAGACAATGCTAATAGATTAGTTTTAATTTTAGATACTATTACTGATGTTGATGATTTAAATGGCAACTTAGATGTAGCTGAGGGAAGATTTGATCTAGGTGGAACAGACGCAACTTCAAACCCTACAAATTTTGCTGGTAATATTGTTGCTAGTGGTACTTATGATTTTGCTAACAATTTAAGTTTTGACGCAATCTATGATGTAAGTATGGGTGCAGTTTTAGGAATGTCGTCAGAAGATGAATACGATTTATTTGATAGTGGTAGAGGTGCAACAAAATTTGAAGAAGCAAAAGCCCCGTTTGATGGTAGCCCAGAAATACAATGTGGAGCAGAAATACAAGTTGGTTCAGATAATTCAAGTTTAGATAACATAACAAGTTTTAGAAAGATAGCACAGCAAAGTACAATTAAAGGAAGATTTTTTAAATTTAGATGTAAGATAACTTGTGAAGATAGTAAAGTTAGAGCAAAAGTACACGACCTAAAATTTTCAGTTAATTTTGAAAAAAGAACAGAAACAGGCGAAGATTTAGTTTCTAGTGCGTCAGGAACAGCTATAACATTTACAAATGGATTTTTTGCAACACCATCAATAGGTATATCTGCACAAGGTATGCAAGTTGGCGACTTCTTCACAATTTCATCTAAGTCAAAGAATGGCTTTACAATACAGTTCTTTAATAGTAGTAATACAGGGATTAGTAGAACATTTGATTTCCAAGCGTTAGGACACGGGTTGAAATCAACAAGTTAAAATGATATAAAATAAATTATGGCACAAGTTTCAGATTATGTATTGGACAATCAGGGTTTCGCTTCTTTTAGAACTGAACTTAATAATATTTTAACAGCAATTAATTCATCTAATATAGGAAATTCTGCACCGAGTTCTGCGGTAGCTGGTACTATTTGGGTTGATAATGGAACGTCAAATACTATTAAAATTAAAGTAAATGATGGTTCTGACAATTTAGAATTATTTACAATTAACACATCAACAAATGCAATTACTTTACCTAGTGGAGTAAGTGTAACAGGAACGATAACAGAAACTGACCCAAATGCTTTGCCCCTTGCAATAGCACTTGGATAGTTTAAAAAGGATATATTATGGCAAACACTTTTAAAGTTAAAACTAATGACGCAATGCCAGCAAGTGCTGGAACACCATTAACACTTTACACAGTTCCATCATCTACAACTTGTGTAGTAATTGGTTTAACTATGTGTAATGTTCATTCAACATCAGTAACAGCATCAGTTAAAATAGAATCAGACACATCAGATACAGAAACAAACCAAACAGTTTTTGTAGTTAAAGATGTTTCAATACCAGCTGGAAGTTCACTCGAAGTTTTATCAGGTGGTAAATATGTTATGCAAACAACTGATATTATAAAAATTGATTGTTCAGTTGCATCTAAAATTGACGCAACATTAAGTATTTTAGAGATAACATAGGATTAAATTATGGGTTTTATAGGTCGAGCAGTAGCACCAGCACCAATCTCTACAAATGATGTTCCTGATTTACCAGCATCTAAAATTACATCAGGCACTTTCGCAACAGGTAGAATTTCAGAAGCTAGTGTTACTCAACACGCACAATCAGTAGATTTACAACCTGTAAAATCTGACATAACAGCTTTAGCATTAAGAGAAGCAACTAATGAAAGTTCTGCAAGTTTTAACTTGCCTAATCAACACATTGATACTTTTGCGACAGACACTTTAGGAACTAAAACTACAACAGGAGTAGATGACTCAGGTTTTGTTTCTTCTATTTATTTAGGTTCTGCTTCATTAATAGATTTTACTAGCATTGATGGGTCAGGTACAGATGTTAAATATAAAACAAGTGGAAATTTAGACAGTAGTGGATATATGAATAATACATCTTTCACAAATATGAGTGATAATAGTGGTATGGTAACTAATATGGACACTCACTATCAATTAAATAATAATTGGAGTGGTGTTGCTAGTATGGTTTATGCAACTGCTGTACCAAGAGATTCAACAGATAGAACAACTCATTATATCATTTATGATTTTGGGGCAACATATCAATTTGGTGGTGTTTGGTATATTGGAAAACAAAATGGTTATGGTGATATGCGAAAATTCAAATTTCAATCAAGCACAGATGATAGTTCATATACAAATATAGATATGTCAGGAGTTACTACAACTTCAACTTCTTATAGTGGGGCATCTATAAGTTCAGGAAGTAAAGGTGGTGGAACAGTTGGTAGTGCAAGTTCAGATGGAAGTTTTATTTTAGCAGAACACACAGGGATTTATTATTCTTCTGCAAATACTATGGCTAATTTTCCTGCGACAAATATGAGATATTTAAAAATTTTTTTAATGAATCAATATACAGGAACAGCTAACGTAAATGCTGGGTGGACTTTTAATATTACTAAAAGAGCAACTGTAACAAGTGCAACAGGAACAATTATACAAAATACAAACACAGTAGGTTCAGCTAAAACTAAAGTTGGGGGTACGATTCTTTATAAAGATTTATCAGGAACTGCAACACTAGGAACTGACCTTAAAGTTTATTTCACTTGTAATGGTGGAACTAATTGGACAGAAGCATCAAGCTATTCTGCGATCACTCCTGTATATTCAACAGGGGTAAAACAAGTAAGACTTGGGGAAACAACTTGTACATCAGGAACAGATGTTCGTTATAAAGTAGAATGGGCAAATCAAGCATCAGGTTCTAAAGAAACTCAATTACACGGAATAGGAACTAATTACTAATGGCTATAATTAAAATAGGAAATAACGCAGTACCAGCATCAGCAGTATCTCAACACGCAACAAGTTTTGATGATAATAAAATTGTCAATGACTTATCTACATTAGGATTAAGAGTACACTCACAAGAAAATCTTAATGCAAGTAATTCTAACTCTGCGTCTTTTGATGTCTTTCAAGATAGTTCTGCTATTTCTAATTTAACAACTTGCACAAGAAGTGATGATGAATTTATAGCTTGTGCCGTTTTTGCTTTGACAGGTTCAAATGTTTTTGAGGGCAATACAGACAGACAAAGTGTTTATACTTTTTCAGATACTTTTGCTAGTGGATTAGGTTTATATAGTGGTAGTGGTACATTAACAAAAATGTTTGATGGTTCTGTTCAAGCAAACAATATCCCTGATTCTGGAAGTGCATATTTACACGCAAATAATAACACAGCTACAAAAAATACGCATTATATGGGATTTGATTTAGGAAGTAGTGCTACAAAAAAAGCATTTTCAGGATTACAATGGCAACACCAAAATAATACTAATCAATATGCTGGTACTAATGCTTGGTTAATTCAAGTTAGTGATGACAATGTAAATTGGACAGATGAACATACATTTACTTGGACACATAGTTCTAATTGGGTAACTGACGTAACTTGGACACCAACAAAAGCTTCAAGGGCAGTTAGAATTACTCCATCATCATCTTTAACAACAAGTACAGCAACTTGGCAAAGACAATGGCATTGGGGAACAAGAGCATATACTGACACTTTTAACGCAACAGGTTCGTTTACAGGAAATAATATTACAGCATCATCATCAACTTCATCTATGGGCGCAGTGCTGACCTACCAAGATAATGCGGGAACTAATGTTTTAAATAGCGATATAATTTTACAACTTACAGCAGATGGGGGATTAAATTACTCTACTGCTACACTTACAGCTTTACCTGATTTTGCTACAGGAATTAAAATGGCTAAAGTAAATGACTTGTCTGTAACAGCTGGAACAAGTGTAAACTACAAAGTATCTTTCGCAAACCAAGCAAGTGGTTCTAAAGAAGCCAGAATAAGAGGAGTGTCTTTACAATATTAATTATGGCTTATATAGGAAAAATACCAGCAACAGGAAACTTTGTAAAACTAGACGCAATAAGTGTAGTCAATGGTCAAGCTGGTTATACTATGCAAAGTGGTTCTGCTAATTTTACCCCTGAGTCTGCAAATCATATGTTGGTATCTTTAAATGGGGTAATTCAATCTCCATCAACTTCATTTACAGTTTCAGGAAGTACAATTACATTTGCATCTAATTTAGTAACAGGTGATGTTATTGATTTTATAATGGTTTATGGAAATGTCTTAGACATTGGAACACCAAGTGATGATACAGTTTCAACTGCAAAACTACAAGCAAACGCAGTAACAACAGCTAAGATTACAGACGCAAATATTACAACAGCTAAAATAGCAAATGACGCAGTAGATAAAGATAAGGTTAATTTAATATCTACAAGTTCAAGTGCTGGATTAGAGGTAAAAGGCGACGGAACTTCTGATGGTTATTTACAATTAAATTGCTCACAGAACTCACACGGAATAAAATTAAAATCTCCACCTCATAGTGCAAGTGCTTCATACACTTTAACTTTTCCAAACAATGACGGAAACGCAGACCAAGTTTTAACAACAAATGGTTCAGGAGTTTTATCTTTTGCTGACGCTGGTGGTGGTACTCACGTTTTGCTTTCTACAACAACAGTATCTAGTGGAGTAACTTCAATAGATTTTACAGGTTTAGATAACACATATCAAAGTTATATGGTGGAATTAAATGGTCTTATTGTTGCAAGTGATAATGTCGATTTAAGAATGAGATGGATACAAGGTGGTAGCACAGTAACTACAAGTAATCACAGATCACAATGCGTAAGATTTGGAATATCTGAGGGAGTTACTAATATTCTTAGTACATCAAATGCTAGTTATATGCGTCTTTGTGCTGGTTTAGGTAATAACTCAGGTTTTACTGCTAATGCGAGAATGTTTATTTATGGTTCTCAAAATAGTGCTTCAAACACACAATATCAATCTCAATTTTCTATTGGTCATTATGATAACAATGATGAACAAATGCATTTATGTCACGGAAGAATTGACGTTTCTACTACAACAACAGGTTTTACTATTTTTACAAGTACAGGAAATATGACGGCTGGTACATTCAGATTGTACGGGATTTTATAGGAGATAATTATGGCAAGATATAAATTAGTTAATGGCGAAAGAATAAAATTTACAACAGCAGAAGAAACTGCAAGAGACGCAGAAGAATTAGCTTGGGCTAATGGTGCTTTTGATAGAGCAATAAAAGTATTAAGAGATAAAAGAAATAAACTTTTAGCAGATTGTGATTGGGAAGTAGTTATGGCTAAAGAAAAAGGAACTACATTATCAACTGCATTTAAAAATTACAGACAAGCATTAAGAGATATAACAGACGATCTAACAACAGAAGAAGAAGTACAGGCAGTAGAATTTCCAACTAAACCATAGGGGAAAAAATGCAATTATCCAAACACTTTAAACTTATAGAATTTACCAAGAGTTCCACTGCAATTCGTCGTGGTATAAAAAACGAAGCGGGTAG